CCGGGCGACGGGTGGGGGGGGGGTCGGTCGGCCTCGGATGCAAAAAAGGTTTGTAGCGGGAGCGGGACTCGAACCCGCGGCCTTGAGGGAATGAACCTCACGAGCTGCCAACTGCTCCACCCCGCGATTCGGATGCAAAGATGCAGGGCAAAATCCGACGTAACAATCGGAGTGTAAAAACCTTACACTTCATTTTACATACTTCTGTTTATGGCGCAACTTTGCCCCGTCGAACGCCCTCGCGGGGCATCATTTTTTTCGTATGAATGGGTAAGAGAATCGCCGGAGAATTGAAGGAGTTCGCCGAACTTCTGTATATGCAGGGCACGCCGCAGAACATCATCGCCGAGAAGGTAGGTGTGTCGAAGAACACCATCGGCGCGTGGGTTGCAGCCGGGTGCTGGGCAGAAAAAAAAGTAGCGCAGTCGCTGACACGAAAGCAAGTCGTGAACAACGTTCTGCGCTCTATAAACAATGTGGCCGAGAACCTCGGCAAAACTTCTGACCCTGCGGTGGTCGGGAGCAGCAGCGACCAACTGGCGAAGATGGCCGCAACAATAAAGACTCTCGACAAAGACGTGTCCGTCGTCGATTACATGGAGTGTTTCATGTCCTTCGGCCGCTGGCTCGAACAACGCGCGGAGTTCGACCCCGATGTCACGGCCGAGTTCCGCAAGGTCGTAAACGATCTGCAAAACAAATTCGTCGTCGAGCAGCTCAGTATCGGTAAAGTGAAATAACGATGGGCAGCAGCGTTGTAAAAACCTATGCTGAGTGGCGGCAGTGGTGCCTCGTCGTGAAAGAGCGGACAGCCGTTCGTTCGGAATCGCCAGCCGAGAAGCAGGCCCGCATCCGACGGGCGCGAACTGACTATAACTTCTTCGTGAACTACTATTTCCCGCACTATACCGACGACCCGGCGACAGGCAAGCATACCGAATGCGCACCGTTTCACGTCGAGGCTGCCTACCGCGTCCGCAAGAACCCGAACTATAAAGGAGTCGAAAAATGGGCACGCGGCCACGCCAAGAGTACGCACTTCGACATTTTCATTCCCCTGTGGCTGAAAATACAGGAGCCGCGCGAGATCAACGTAATGGTTCTCGTCGGCAAATCCGAGGAGAACGCCAAAACACTGCTCGGCGACCTGCAGGCGGAGCTGCAATACAACCAGCAGTATATCGCCGACTTCGGCGTGCAGTATAACGCGGGCGATTGGCAGGACGGCAAGTTCGTGACGGCCGACGGCTGCGCATTCTTCGCCCGCGGCCGCGGACAGTCCCCGCGCGGTCTGCGCTACCGAAGCCGCCGTCCCGACTATATCGTCATCGACGACCTCGACGACGATGAACTGTGCGAGAACGAGGCCCGCGTGACGAAACTTGTTAAGTGGGTGAAAGAAGCCCTGTTCGGAACGCTCGACGGCGGCCGAGGACGCTTCATCATGGTCGGCAACCTTATCAGCAAGAACTCCGTGCTGGCGGCGATGGCGAAGGCCAAAGGCATACACGTCTCGCAGGTGAATGTGCTCGACAAGAAGGGTAACGTATCATGGGCCGCGAAGTGGTCGCGCGAGGAAGTACAGACGATGGCCGAGTTCATGAGCTACCGCTCCTTTCAAAAGGAGTACATGAACAACCCGATCACCGAGGGCGCGGTATTCCGGCAGGAGTGGATACGGTGGAAAACCCCGCTGCCGCTCGACAAGTACGACTATCTCGTAGCCTATTGCGACCCCTCGTTCAAAAGTTCTTCCAAGAACGACTACAAGGCCATCAAACTATGGGGCAAGGTCGGAACCGAGCTGCATTGTCTCGCGGCCTTCGTCCGGCAATGTTCCGTTTCCGAGATGGTGCGCTGGTGGTACGACCTGCACGAGAGGATGCCCGAGAAAGCCGTGGCCGAATACTATATCGAGGCGAACTTCCTGCAGGACATCATCCTCGACGAGTTCACCCGTGAGGGCAACATTCGCGGCTACCAGTTGCCGATACGGGCCGACCGTCGCAAGAAACCCGACAAATTTCAGCGCATCGAGGCGATCTCGCCCCTATGGGAGCGCGGCTTCGTGTACTACAATGCCAAGCAGCAGAACGACCCCGACATGCTGGCCGGACTCGATCAGACCTTATGCTTCGAGAAAGGCATGTCGGGGCACGACGACGCCCCCGATGCCGACGAGGGGGCCATCTATAAACTTCAACAGCACACCCGCCAGCAGGCATTTACGCCGTCGCTCGGGTACAGGCACATATCAGCTAAAAATCTATGGTAAAATTATTCAGGGCGCTGGTATTCCAGCACCGACTCAAAAAACAGATTCGCATCGCCGACGAGCGGAAGCGCCGAACCGGAAAGAAACAGTTTGTAATCAACCTCGGCGGTCGTCCGCTGTGTGTGTCGAAAGAGCGTATCCGCACGCTGATCGCCGAGCAGGTTTACCGACGCGGCGTGAAGGTCGCCGACATCGCGGCTATCGCCATCTACAAAACCAAATAGCGAATGTTCCTCGAAGATCGGGATTACAAGGTCGTCTGCAACGACGACACCCTCGACATCATCACGCAGAGCGACGAGCAAACCCGCCGCGACGCCGAACGGAGCGCGCAGGAAGAAGTGGAAGGCTACCTGCGTGCCCGTTACGATACGGCGAAGGCTTTCGCACAAACGGGCGACAAGCGAAATGCGATGCTCGTGCGCGTTACAGTAAGCATCGCCCTGTTCTACCTCGGGCAGTCCCTGCCGCAGTTCATGGGCAACGAACAGCGCGAGATCATGTATAACAACGCTATCGCATGGCTCAAAGACGTACAGAGCGGCAAGGCCATGCCCGACTTGCCGCTATATGAATCCGAGGACGGCGAGGATCTGCAGAACCCCGTGCGGTTCGGCTCCCTGCCCGCCCGCAAATACACCTATTAAAAACCTTTCAAACACCGTTTAAACTCCGATTGAATGGGTAAGAACAAGACCGCCCGCAAGGCGGTTGCCGATTTCGAATCACGCACATACGAGTCCCTGATGGCTGCCGCACGCGCGGCCAAAACCATCGAGCAGAAACGAAGCGTCCTCATCCAGCTCAACGAGATCGCTGCACACCTCACGCAGAAAGATATTGCGACGTGGCGCTCGGCGTGGCAGATGGCGCTCAATGTCGAGAACCCCAAGCGCAGCCGACTCTACGACTGCTACACCGACGCGCTGATCGACCTGCACCTCACGGGCTGCATCGGCCAGCGGGACGGCAAGACCCTGCAAAAAAAGTTCGTGCTGAAAACCGAGGACGGGAAAGAGGACGATGCGGCAATGAAGATTTTCGAGCGCCAATGGTTCGCAGACTTCGTGAGCTATGTGTTGGAGTCACGTTATTGGGGGCACTCGCTCATTCAGTTGGGCGACGTTACGACCGTGAACGGCGTGCGCACCTTCACCGACGTATGGCTCGTGCCGCGCAAACACGTTATACAAGAGTATGGCGTGATCGTGAAAGATGCGGGCGACGATCCCCAGCGGGGCGTGAGCTACCGCACGGGAGGACTTGAAAAGTGGTGCGTCGAGGTTGGTAAACCCCGAGATCTCGGCCTGCTGCTCAAATGCGTGCCGCAGGCGTTCTCGAAGAAGAACATGCTGGCCTATTGGGATGTGTTCGGCGAAATTTTCGGCATGCCTATACGCATCGCCAAGACCGCCGCACAGACCGGATCCGAGCGTAGCCGCATCGAATCGATGCTGGCGAACATGGGCGCAGCCGCGTGGGGACTTTTCCCCGACGGCACGGACATCGACATCAAAGAGTCGAGCCGGGGCGATGCCTTCAATGTCTACGACAAGCGCATCGACCGGGCGCTGATCGACGCGGCACTCGCCGAAGCCGACCGCCCGGCGATGGGCGAACGCCTGTGCCGGCAACTGGAACGGAAGGCACGAACGGCGAAATATTCGACACAATACGAACTGAAAACCAAACTGATACGTTACGGGCTTTCGCTGGGCTACGACTACGAAACGGTCGTGGAGGCCGCCTCGGGGCTCGCGCCGGACACGGAGAGCTGCGACGAATC